CATTGCCTTAATGGCAGTCTGCCAACTTACAGTGCTCAGCGGGTGTAAACTTAAAGGTCTTGCATCTGCGTTTAAAAGTAATACACTAGCATGCATTGTTGGATTCCTTTACCTATTAAGTTGCGATGATAATATCCGTTGTCGCGATTCTGCCATGTTTGGCAAGAACCTTTTTGTTTCAGCATAGTATACATATTCTGCTTGCAATCTACTTTTATCGTTCATCATTCTTGTTGGATACTTATTTGCTATGTCTTGTATACCTTGCCTTTTGATTAGCGATCTATCTTTTGCTATTCCATAGTCTGCAAGCATAATAACTTTTGCTTCTAATTGTCGTTGACTACGATTAACTCCGCTATTAGTCATTGCAGTTGCTACATAGTCCCATTGTCTATTTTTTACATAATCATATAACTGAAATGTTCTTTGTTCTGATCCAACTCTGGTCCAGTCGCCTGTAAAATAATACATACTTACCATACCATCATACTGACTCTGGCTAAGTGAATCTAATACAAATATTTCTTTGAATCTTCGTTCAGCGTCTTTAAAATGTTTAATCCATTTATCAAATGCATCTGCTTCGGTTAATCCCAAACTGTCAACACCATCTGTTAGATTATATCCTATTTTTACAATGTTGTCAACATCTGTGTATGCAAATCCACTCCAGCCAATATTTCTTAACATTAAGTTAATCATCGCTGGACTAGTCTCCAAATTTCTAATAGGAACTGTTGTTTTAGCTAATGTATTATTACTAATCGGAAATAAATCAAACGGTAGTAAATCTTCTTTTGCTATTGTATTAGGTAAAGTATATATTGCCATTAGCCTGAATTTCCTTTACCTGTTTCCATTTTTTCTCGTATTGATACACCTTTCCATGGGTGATGTTCTGGAACTCTGCTACTAATACTTTCAGTTACATTTGTGTTTACTGTTTGTGCCTGAACTGCTGCCTTACTTGTTTCACCAGGTTGTGGTCCGTTAATCTCTACAAGGTCTGCTTTTAAAATATAACTTGGGCCAGCGGTTACATTGATACTTCCATCAGCGTTATTGTTAATATCAAGATTACTATGCACATCAATTGAGCCAACACTGCTTTCTAATTTAAGACCTTCTGAACCGGTGCTTTTAATATTAACTCCCTGATCTGCTTGCATGTTAATGGATCCTTTTGCATGAACATTATAATCTCCATCTGTTGCTATGCTGACACCACCTTTACTGTAAACGTCAACACGACCTTCTGCATCCATTTCTATCCATGCATTACCTTTGTTATTACTAATGAATATAAATCCACTAGTATCGTCCATTAAAATCTGATTACCACCACTGGTTCTAATTCTAATATTATCATTTTCTTCGTGGTCGTCCATACTAATTGTATGTCCTTGACGTGTTGTAATGCCAAATACCTTACTTGGCGATTCTCTTCTTGCACTACTTTGGCTTTGTCCTCTGGCGTAGTCTAATATAAGACCAGATTCAATTAACTGTTTAAGTTGTTTAATTTTTGCTGCTTTTGTTACTGGATCAGCATTATCTAGACTATTTTTTTCTGTAGTTTGAGATAATATGATATCGCCTTCAAAATATGCCTCACTGGCAGCATTACCTCCCATGTTTGCATTTCTATCTTTGGGTGGAAGATAACCTAAGAAAAATCCTTGTGCCATTGATCCTGTGTATCCCACTAAAATATTTGATCCTACTTCAGGTGGCTGTGGCCACATACCGTATGTAGTAGCTGACCCTTCTTCAATTTGTGGATTTTTAATTTGAGTTTTAATTTCTGTGTTGCCACCAAATGGAGTAGTTAGCAATACAATGCGTTCTGAGTCGGCTCCAAATTCTGGAATTTTAACAGTAAGTCTACCGTTGTGTTGTGCATCACTATTATTTGTTACTTCACCAACATATAAACCATTAAGAATATTACTATTGTATGATCCTTGTGCATGAGCACGTTTGGCTACTTTGTTGCCATCTGTTTGAAAACCTGAACCTGCTGATACTCCCATTTTAATCTACCTTTAATTCTATTAATTGATCAAGTAAGAAATACGTATTACTATTTGCATCTCTATATGTTTTTACTGTTTGTGTAAAACTTCCTTGTTGAAATTTACTGTTAACTTCATGAATTCTATATATACCTGTACTTATCATGTCAACTGGGCCTTTTCTTTGCTTGTTCAACAAATCTTCAGGATTAGGTGTAAAGTTTATAAATGCCATATATACTGTCCTAGGTGCATTAGTTCCATCTTGTGTGGTGAAAAGATCATACCCATCTCTGCCTAAAAATATAGGGTCGCCTCTTACTTCTAGTGTTAATTCTGCTGCATCACGTGTTCTTGCTGCGTGATCAAGTAATGATAAATTTGCAATCGCATCTGCATTTGTTGTTTCATTCACTTGTTGTCCATGTGGACCAACTGGTTGCACTCTGAATATTGGACTTTGTTCAATGTTGTATTTTGTTAATGGTATGTCACTTAAAAATCTAGTAGAAAGTGGAGTTCCAGTTTCTGTAATGTTAGCGTCTAACGATTCTGGATCATCTAGAGCATCTACATTTACTATGTTTGCTTCAAACATACTATGATTATCTGCATAATAAACTCCGGCTTGCGGTGCTAATGCATTATAAAAATATTGGTTAAGGTTTAAATCAATATCCATTACTTCTGTGTTTTCACCCGTATATTGATATGTATATTTTTTAACAAGATTAGGAAAAATAAGTTCATTGAATCTTTCTGTTTGTGTGCCTTTTTTATTTCTTAGTTGTGTAATGCTAACTTTGTCTGGTGGAATTTGTGTAGCTTCTGTTTTAATACCTATGTGTAGTGTAACTCGTTTACGCTGTAAATTAAGAGTTGTATCTTGTTCTCCAATTAGTTCCATAGTTGATGTAACAGTGACATCGTATGTAATTCCATTTTTCTGTGCCCTTAAATTATGTTCTGCATAACTTGGAACTTCGGCAATAAGCTCACGTATTCTTGCACATAATTGTGTATTGTTATTGATTGTTATTTCTCTTATACCTAACGCTTCAAGTGATTCACTTTGAGCGCCAGACGTTGAAGTATCAGCAGTTCCGCCCCAAGGTGCTTCACTTAAATTAAAACTTGGTAATCTAAAATAGTCTTGTGCTTGTGTGGTCATTGATGAGCCGAGCACAACTTTATATTCAACTTCAGTCTGCACCATTCGTCCTGCTGGCCCGGCAACTGTTGAGTCTGGTCGTATAGCTGATGCATTTTTATTTAATGCTGTTTCTAAATTTTCAGCGAATGTTTTTACTGTGGTTACATTTTTAACTGTCACGTCAGTTTCAGTAACTGTATTAAGTTTAGCCTCTGTGTCCATATTATTGAATTCACAAAAGTATTTTGCTCCAGCTTCACCTATTGTTGCAGTAATATCTTTTAATGTTAGTGCATAAACAAATGTGCCTTCTCGTTTTCTACTTGCACCAGTGACTGGATCTCTTCCTATAAAATCTAATAATAATACCCAGTTAACTGATTTAAAATTTTGAGGATTTCCAAGCCTCCTTGATACTGTTAATGTTCTTTCTAAAAATCCAAATCCAAGAGGTTCCATTATATCAAAATGAACTAAGGTAGCTTTAGAATAACCATTTGATATTGCGCCTTGGCGTGTCATTATGTTTACATTCTGAACAGAATACGCACTTTCAACTCCATCTTCGGCAACAATAATTCCTTTGCCTTGTGCAATTGTTTGTTCTTTGTTAAAAGATCCTTTGGTTGCGTCATTCCAAATATCTTTGTCTACGATCATAAATGTAAACTTATAACCCCCTGATGAGACTGTATTAAGCCAATTATCTTTTAACATTATGTAAACCTTAATGGAACTTGAATAGTTAATCCTGCCTCAAAATCAGTGATGGGATCATTTAATATATCTTGATTTATTGTTGCAAATACCCACCAAAGTTTAGCGTTACCATATAACATGTCTGCTAATGTGTCTGGTCGTTGATGATACTTGTTCTCTATTGTATATGGCTGAGTAGTAAGTGATGAAATTTCAGTAACTGTTGGTTCCCATATGCCAAGATACTGCTTATTCTCTATATCAGTATTTCTATACAAACTATCTCTTCGATATTCTGCCATTAGATAAATCCTCCACCAAGCATGTTACCTTGTGCAAATTTACCTATGTCAAATCCTTTTCTAACTGATTTTGGCGAAAGTTGAACTGATAGGTCAACTGATAATAGTAACATTGTAGGAATTGCTCCGTATTCTGTTTCAACATAGTTAACATCTTCTGGCATTGTATAGTTCAAACTTCTAACTATTACTGGTGTATTTTGAGCATGAAGTGATGATCCGCCATAAGCTCTTAGGCTTAGTATTGGCGGTGGTGTGCCTGCTGTTGTAAGTCTGTTTTCACCAAAGTCTGATTTTGTGCATGTTTTTAAAAATTGTATTGCTGCTGCCGTATGTTTTGCTTCTGAAATACTATTTGCTGTAAAGTTTGCTGTAATGTTTATACTAGGATTTGGTGTTGATATATAATATTGCGGCTGATATATTGTATGTGTAATTTCATATGTTCCATAATTAGCCGAGTGTCCAACTTGCAATGTTGGAGTATATGGAAATACCAATCCGTGGTCTGCAGCTAAAGGCGATAATGTTCCTTCCAATGGAAATGGATTATTTGGTTTTATTAATAATGAAACTACACCGGTTACATCCGAATTGTTGTCGCCATCTCGTTTGCTACTATTTTGTATTCCTGATCTATTCATTGTGTTAGCCTCTCCTCGATGAACTTAAATATTTTCTCATCAAACTTTCCAAAGAACTTTGTAAATTCTTTTTGTTTTGCTTCTGGTGTGGCATTACTTGCCATTGCTGCACGGAAATCACTTGCACTCATTCCACCTTGCATTAGTGGTGCTTCATAATAATATATCATTTCGCTTTGAGGCTTTACATCTTTTAGGTTGTCTGGCAGTTTTTGAACATTTGCTGATCCACCCAAGCGTCCTGCATCTTTGGCACCAAACACCAACACAATACCTGTTGTGTTGTTGTCTCTGCCCACTGTAGATGGTTCACTTCTGTATGGATTGCTGTTCACAATCTTATCTGCTGGTATGCCAAACATTGTAGACATGATACTTTTCTTTTCATCAAATGTAAATGGATCATCACTGTAGTTGCCTGCAGCGTGTGCCTTTGTAGCTTTTTGACTAAATGTTGTAGCGATAAATACGTTATCCGCACCAAACTTACCTACTAGATGTTGATATACATCTCGGTGTCCTTGGTGCATAGGTTGGAAACGACCACCGTAAAATACTGCAATGCTACCTATATCTTCTCTAATTTGTATAATTTCGTTAATAATCATATCTATTCTCCATTAGTATTTATGACTTACAAAAACCGGTTGACTTTTACACGCATTCAGTTATAATAGTATTCAACAGAGGAATAAATTATGGCAAGAGCACCAAGACAATTTTACTTAACAAACAAAGAGTTGTTAAAAGAGATACATAAATCTAAGATGTCCTATTGTTATGTGAATGACGATCAGTATGCAGATTATGATTTGATCGTTGAAACATTTGAAGATATTACACCTGATGCAGTAGCTGAAGCAAAACAATCACGTGCAACACGTTTACAAAAACAAGCACACGAAGCCGAAGTAAAACGTTGGGAAAAAGGATTAACAGGTAAGAAGACTAAACCGCGTGTTGCAGATTTCTTAGTTGAAGTAGATACAATACTAGATACAGATATTGTTATCCGGGTAATGACATTTGATCACGTTCCATTAGAGAATCGTAAAAACAAACCCAAAACAGAGGCAGACTTGCATAGTAAATGTAACTTCCCTCCATTCAAGCATTATGCTTATGTAAACGACGAACTGAAAGAAGTTGCACGTAGTCATTGGGAAGGTGGATTAGATAATGGTTATTTTAACACTACACATGGCGGAACAACAAACCAACTAGGCGGAATGTATATTAAGTTATGCGAACGTTACAGTATGCGAGGCAACTGGCGTGGATACACATATGTAGATGAGATGCGTGGACAAGCATTAGTTCAACTTAGTCAAATTGGATTACAGTTTAACGAGTTTAAATCACAGAATCCATTTGCATATTATACAGCCGCTATCAACAACAGCTTTACAAGAGTTCTCAACCTAGAAAAACGTAGTCAAAATATCAGAGACGATTTACTAGAAGAAGCTGGTCTCAATCCAAGTCACACTAGAACATTCAATGCTGAATGGGAAGGTAAAGAGAAAAAAGAGATTGAGAAGATTAGGCAAATGAACGCAGACAACGCCGCAAGTAAAAAATAACAGAGGTAACACTAAGTATGCTATTTGATAAAGCAGTAATATTCACTGACATTCATTTAGGTAATAAAAACAATTCACGTTTACATAATCAAGACTGTGAAGATTTTATTATATGGATGATTGATGAAGCACATAAAAGAGGAATTAAAAAATGTTTCTTCTTAGGAGATTGGCATCATCATAGAGCAACAATTAATGTAAGCACATTAAATTATACAGTAAGTAATCTACGCAGGCTCAATGATAACTTTGATGAAGTTATTATGATTATGGGCAACCACGATTTATACTACAGAGAAAAACGTGAGATTAATAGTATACCAATGGCTACAGAATATCCTAACATACGTATTGTAAATGATACTATGTTAGTTGAAGATGATGTTGCTTTTATACCTTGGCTTGTTGATGACGAGTGGAAGAAAGTAAAAGAAGTAAAATGCAAATTTATGTTTGGACATTTTGAACTTCCACAGTTTTATATGAACGCACTTGTTCAAATGCCAGACCATGGTGGACTCAAAGCAGAAGACCTAAGAGGTCCTGAAAAAGTTTTTAGTGGACACTTTCACAAGCGACAAGAACGTGGTAATGTAATTTATCCAGGCAACTGTTTCCCACACAACTTTAGTGATGCATGGGATGATGACAGAGGCTGTATGTTCTTAGACTGGTCAGGTAAGATAGATTATCTGCCTTGGCCCGATGCACCAAAGTATCGCACACTGCCATTAAGTAAACTTATTGATAATCCAGAAAAATATCTAGCAGACAAAACATATGCTCGTGTGGCGCTTGATGTTGGTATTACATATGAAGAAGCAAACTTTATTAAAGAAACATTTGCTAAACAATATGACTTACGTGAAATTAGTTTGATACCAAGCAAGAAAGAAGAACACACAAATGATTGGCAACAAGGTGTTGACATAGAAGTAGAGAACGTAGATACAATTGTGTTATCACAATTAGAATCTGTGCAAAGTGAAACTATCAAGAAACAAATGTTGATTGACATTTATCAAGGATTGAGTAATTAATATAATATGCTAAGAATTAAAAATATCACCGTAAGAAATTTTATGAGTGTTGGCAATGTCACACAGGCTGTCCACTTTGATAATGCAGGACTAACACTTGTGTTGGGTAACAACATGGACTTAGGTGGCGATGGGTCACGTAACGGAACAGGCAAGACAACAATCATTAATGCATTAAGTTATGCATTGTATGGCAATGCATTATATAATATTAAGAAAGATAATTTAGTTAACAAAACAAACAACAAGGGTATGTTAGTTACAGTTGACTTTGAAATGAACGGAACTGACTATCGTGTTGAACGTGGACGTAAACCTAATATTTTTAAGTTTCTTGTTAACGGAGCAGGCAGTGATGGTGAAATTACAGATGAGATGCAAGGCGAAGGACGTGAAAGTCAACGTGTAATCGAACGTGTAATTGGAATGAGTCATACCATGTTCAAACACATCTGTGCATTGAATACATACACAGAACCATTCTTAAGTATGAGAGCTACTGATCAACGTGACATGATTGAACAGTTGTTGGGTATTACTAAACTTAGCGAAAAGGCAGAAATACTAAAAGAACTTACAAAGATTAGTAAAGACAAAATAACAGAAGAAACATATCGTATTCGTGGCACAGAAGAAGCAAACGAACGCATTGGTAAAAGTATATCAGACTTGGAACGCAGGCAAACAGTATGGGAGTCAAAGCGTGATAAAGACATACAAGACTTAGAAACAGAGCTGTTAAACTTGCAACATATTGACATTGATGTTGAACTAAAAGCACATACAGACTATGAAGAATTTACTAATAAGAAGCAACAAATAGATACGTTAACTGCCGAAATAGCAAGACTAACCAGCACTAACGACAGAGAACAAAAACGCTTAAACAAAGCACAAAAGGACCTTAATGATACGCTAGAACATAAATGTTATGCGTGTGGACAAGAACTACATGATGAAAAACACGAAGAACTTGTAGCACAAAAAACAGAAGCAGTAACAGAAAGTCAAGAACATATAGACGACTATAACACTAAGATAAATGAATATAATAATGCACTAAATGAACTAGGAACACTTGACAAAGCACCTACAATGCATTACAATAGTGTTAAAGAAGCGTATGAACACCAAGGTAAACTTGGATCAGTTGAAACAGAGTTAGTTCGCATCAAAGATGAACAAAATCCGTATGATGAACAAATAACCGCATTAAAAGACACTGGTTTGCAGGAAGTTGACTGGTCGGAGGTAAATAGACTTACAGAACTAAAGGAGCATCAAGACTTTTTATTGAAGCTACTTACAAATAAGGACAGCTTTGTTCGTAAGAAAATTATTGAACAAAACTTACAATTCTTAAATACTCGCTTAGAGTATTATATTACACGTTTAGGCTTACCACATGAAGTGCAATTCCAAAGCGACCTGACTGTAACAATTACACAGTTAGGACAAGACTTAGATTTTGACAACTTATCACGTGGTGAACGTAATCGACTTATACTTGGACTCAGTTGGAGCTTCCGTGATGTATTCGAAAGTATGAATCATCCTATTAACTTAATTTGTATTGACGAATTAGTTGACAGCGGAATGGATACAATTGGTGTTGAAAGTGCATTAGGTGTATTAAAGAAGATGGAACGAGAAAGACATAAAAACATTTTACTTATTAGTCATAGAGATGAACTAGTGGGTAGAGTTGATAATGTTTTACAAGTTACTAAAGAAAACGGTTTCACTACTTTTAACGTAGAGTTAGAAGTTATTGATGCGTGATCACTTACATGATATAAGTGATGAATGGCAAAATGATTTTTGGCCATCAATAAAAATTGATGAAAATTTAATTGGGCATGACATTTTGCAAAAACTATTAAAAGAAACAGACATTGGCAAGCAAGAGCAAAACTAAAGGCAAAGGATTCGAACGAGAAGTTTGTAACATTCTTTCTAAGTTATACGACGACAACTTTGAACGTGTTCCACACAGTGGTGCGTTTGTTGGCGGCTTGAATGCCATACGTAAGAGCACACTTACGGAAAATCAAATCAAGGCATTTAAAGGGGACATCATTCCACCCGATCACTGGAACTATTTCAACTGCGAGTGTAAGAACTATGCAGATTTCCCTTTTCATCATTTACTACAAGAAAAACCAATACCACTACTAGAACAATGGCTCGAACAAACATTAGACGCACATGATGAAAACGACTTAGACATACTGTTTATGAAGTTTAATCGCAAAGGCATTTACTTGGCATTTCCTTCGAACTTGGATAGATTCCTATTCACTGCCCGAAGGGTTACTTATGGCTCACAGCAATACGGCTCCTGGACAATTACATTCTGGGAAGATTTTGCAAACAACAAAGACAACCTAGAAACACTAGAAAAATTTGCTATCAATGGCGCTAACATAGACCCAAGATAACTAACACAATACTAACACATTTCTAACACAGGCTCACATGGCTTCGTTTGGTCGAGGTAGCTCGACTCACCTTGAAGATACACAAGTGTCTGGAACTGGTGCGCCTTAGTCAATGCATGGTTTGACAAACCGAAATGAGTAAGCTCTCCTGACAATTGGAACTTACGGATAGCTCGAAAGTCGTCGTTATGGCTTAGAGTGTTTCTGCGTTAATAAGCAGTATGTAAAGTGGTATCGCATAACCGCCACTACCTTGTGCTAAAAAGGTTTTACTATAACGAGTGGGTATTCTTGACGGGAAATGAGT